CATATCATTATACAAAGCTCTCTTTATATTATTGCGCATATCATTAAGGATAAGATTAGCGACATTAAAGTCACCAGCAGCACGTATTGGTTGCAATCCCATTGAACCCATCGCCTTTGGGATGATAGTCCCTGGCACTAGATTAATTGTATCTGTATTCATAACGCCATCATCATCCATCTGATAGATGCCTGAGATAGCCATTTGTGCATTTTCAAGAACAAGCTCGATTGTTAAATTAGTTGTCTTGATTGCACTAAGGGCGTTGACAAGAGGACCACGCCCATAGATTTCGCCACTAGCTTTAGACCAACGGAAACATATAAACGGATTAGAGCCTGCACCAACAAACTGTTCGTAATAAATTATTTCTTCGTTGGCAGTATCGATAACAAAATAGTCATAGCGTTCTTCATTGCGCTTTTCGTAATTTTTACAAATGACTTCCAAAATCTTACACTCAGCTTCTGGCTGTGTTGCAATAGCTTTTGCAAGGCGTTCAGAAATGTTAGCACGCTCATAGGCAACAGGAATCGAACGGTTCTTAAGAGTCCTCTCTCTAAACACATGGTCAATCGAGCCATCTGCACCTGTGTCCAACACGACAGACGGAAGCGGTATCGCGTTAAAGCGTACTGGATTGAGCGCATCACCTTCTTCAACAAGCAGCACACCTGTTCCCACAGCCAAGTCCATGAACGATTCATGTATCTCTTGCCCAAAGTTAGAAGACTGCAAAACTTCAAAAACATAATTAGTCACCACATCCAGTTGATTATTAACTTCATCAATCTGTTCATCTGGTATTTCAGAACCAGCAATAAAATCTGCCCAACGTGCAAAGTTTGGAACAAGCCCAGATTGAAGACGAGAAGCAAACTCTTGCGTTCCTACAACAGCAGTTTCATCAAAGATTTTATCATCACGGCGTTGACCAGCAACTTCGTAATAAAATCCTTGCCGCATAGGTAGCGCATATTCATAGCACTCATCAAACAGTGGTTCAAAGTTTAAGCGTTTTTCTTTGGCACGCTCATACTTTTCTAACATCATTTTTGGCTGATGCATTAGAGAGTCTCGTCAAAATAACCCATGCCACCTCTGCCACCTGTAAGCAAAGATGTAGCACCAGAACCACGGCGTTGTTGTTTAGCAGAGGCTTCTACACCTCTTTCTCTTGCTTCTTCACGCCTTCTACGCTCTTCTGCCTCTCTTTGTTCACGAGCATCTTTTTCTGCTTTTTTAGCAGCTTCCATTTCAGCTTTTTCTTCTGCTGTTGGCCCTTGTACCTTTGGCCTTGCTGGTCTACCTACACACATAACAGTCTCCTTTAGTTTTTCATACAGTTGCTTTCACAAACAAAGCAACGCACATTTTACATTCTAGCCCAAAGACCTTTACGTTTCTGTCGTGGTTTTCTTGTAAAGACATCATAGTTACGTTCAGCTTGAAAAGGTTTAGGCGCATGTTGCATGTTCGTCAAGATTGCACGCCCTTCACCAGAACCAAGCATTAAATACTGCAAGGCATCGTGTATATGTGAGAAATGATTTTTATCTGGCTTATCCATATAACGCTCACCAGATACTTGCAGCCGCCTGTATTGATAGCCGCCTTCAAAACCCTTGATTATATTGCGACATCGAAAGTCAACTAATAGTCCTGAACTGCCATCAACCATGCGGTTAAGTGCAGAGTTTACAGATTCAATCCTAAGAGCAACATCATTTGACGGTGCTGGCCTTGCATTCAAACCTGCACCACGCAATATTTGAAATGGTGTCGATTCATCAGTTTGGGCGCGGAAGTCACCTGCTGGGTCGCCAAAAATAATAGCTTCGTTAGTTGCATACTTTGTAGACAACTCTTGCCGTAGCACTTCAGTAAACTTAACAATACCCATATCAAACGCTACTATCTCTTGTAGTATTAGCCAACGTCCACGCACCTTTTGTGCAACTACCCCAGCAGGAGTAAGGCCAAAATCAAGACCAATATAAACAGGTAATCCTGCGGCAACAGGTATTTCTTCTTTGGCAACATGGACATCTGCTGCAAAATTGGCATAAACGGGTTTACCATCTTTGATACTCCCAAGGCGATTCATCACATATACATCTATCCAACTCTTCGTCTTCCCTTGTACAATGTTCGGATAGTAGTCGGCTCTCATATTCTTTGCGTTTTCTGCGTTCTTGTTTAGAACGTAACCTGTGATGATCCCTTCTTCGTCCTTTGTTTCCAGCATACCTGCTGGTTGTGTGTAAAAATTCCAGTTGTCTGGCTTGACCAACATCTTCGCTTCTTCTTTGGGGATATGATCTGGGATTGGAACTTCGCCTGACATTATGGGCCACCAATGATCTTCTTCTGGTGCATTTGTGTCGGCTATTACTCCTGTCCATGTACATCCACCATCTTTCATTGAAGGGAAGCGACCAACACGCATAGAGCATGCGTCAATAATAGATTTGGGTATCTCCCTCGCCTCGTTGATCCAGATACCTGTCAATTCTAGGGAGAGGAGTTTCTTGACATCTTCTGGTCTGTCGAGAGCGAGGAAGATAACTTCAAGGTCTAGGTCTGCTCGTTTGATGTGATGTGTGTATGGCACAGACCAATGGAATTTGCCCCAGTCTTCTTCTGGAAACCAATCCAACCAAGTTTTAATTGTGGTAGTTTTAAGCTGTGGATTTGTATTTCTGATGACAGCCCAACGTGATTTACGCATGCCATCCATACCCTTTTCTTGCTGAATAGCACGCCTAAATAATTCAACACAGCAGCACACAGACTTGCCTGACCCAACAGGGCCACGCAATGCGCGAAAGAACGAATCGTCTTTCATAAAAGATTTAAGAACTTCACCATCAGGCTTGTAGTTAAATTTGGTCAATCTTGTGATCCTTACCAAACTTAATCATGCGCTCCACAACTTCTGGCCCGATAACAGCAATAACTTTGTCTGCCTCTCTGTCAGTCTGGAACTGTTTAGGATGGTAAGCGAGATGCACCTTTTTAACAATCTGGCGCAACATATCACGTTCTTCACGCTTTAGTGTGTGTAGAAAGCTCATCTGTATCTTTTGGTTTTATCTGATATTTTTTTAGGCTGTTTGGAGAACTGCTTACCAGCACGAGTTGCTCTTCTTTTAGCAGCAGTGGACGCTGCATATTCTTGCGACGATAACGCCTTGATTGCGGCTGATGGTAGATAACGCTCGCCTGTGGCTTTTGGCCCTTGTGTGGATGGCTTGCCACTTTTAGTTCTCCATTTTTGTTTTGTCCACTTCCGTAAAGAAGCCTGTGACGGTCTTAAAGCCATAGTTTCTTTCTCGCTACAATATAAAAAAAGCCAGCAAACATAAACAAAATAGCAAGAGATAAAGAAACAATGCCGATAACTTCAATAATCTTCTCTCTTTTTAGCCGCGCCTCTTTTATCTGTCTTTGTCTTTTAGCCCTAGCATCTGCTTGAAACTTAACCCAATCTTCCCACAGCCCATAACGTCCGTAAAGATACATAATGCTTTTGAGTTCAGCCTCTTTTCTTTTGACTTCTTCAAGAGCCATAAACTCTTCAAGATCATTTCCAAATGTACTATTACGCTTTTTGCTTGCTTTGGATTGCAGATCTTCCTTCGCAAAGGCAAAATCTGCAATCGCTTTCCCTGCCGAGGCAAGTTCTTTGCCGTTTGCAATCGTCTTCTTTATGACGGCAAACGCACTGTTTATTGCCACAAGCTCTGCTAACATTAGTTTCTATATCCGCCTCCCTTTGCTTTGTAGGCTTTTGCTAACATCTGGGCTTTTCGCGCCGACCATTGGCCCGGTCTGCCGCCTTTGCCACCAGCCTTTATACGATTAAACAATGCTTTTCGCATTGCAGGTTTGGTGTAATTACCAGCAGCGTTGACAGCCATTACTTACCTACTTTCTTTTGTGCTTCTTTATGAGCGGCGGTAAATGATTTTCCATCTTTCATTAACTTACGCATTAACTTCATATGCTTGGCTGTATGATGAACAGAGTGTTTTTTCAACGTACTTGTTTGTCTCTTTGTCAACATAGAAGCCATTATACCTTACCTTCTTTTTGTTGTATGCAATCTTTTGCTGTTACTCTTGTAAAAGGAAACTTCTGATAAATAGTAAATTCCATTTCCTTTAACCTATTTAAACATTGCTCTTCTTTTATATATGGCCCTTCTGTGTCTTGAGCAACGAGACATTGTTGCCCACCAAAGCCAACCCAACAAATAAGAAGAGATGCATAAAACATTAATAACCGCGAGAATAATTGCCAGCAGCAGGCATCTTCTTTTTTGGCATTGCTTTCTTTGCGCCTTTTTTGGCAGCCTTCTTCATAGGCTTCATCATCTTTCCAGCATGTTTTGGCATTTTACTTTCCTTTCATTTTTGCTTTCATGATTTTTGCTTGTAATGCTTTTGGCAATGTCTTTTGTTTTGCTGTAAGCATTGATTTTTTAGCTGCTTTCTTTTTCATCATTTGTTTTTTCCTTTTAATGCGCCACTAAATTTAGTGGCAGGGCCACGAGACATGCGTAAATATTTCATTATAATCTTTGCATCTCGTTCTTCTGTTGCCTTTTTTGTATCTAATGCAGACAAAGAATTTATTTCATCTGCCGCTAAACTCATTGCCTTTTTTTGTGAAATAGGCGACCTTGATGATTTTCTTGTTAATAAAGACATTATTTTTTCTTCCTCTTCTTTGCAGCTTGATACCTAGCCAATAAACGGCGACCTTTGGCTACCGCAGATGCTTTGTCACCAGAGTGACCCCATGCGACCAGTGATAGCTTCAAACGTGTCGGTCTGCCCTTCTCGTCTTTCAATGGCCCTTTTGCTGAACCCATGCGCACAAGGAACGAAC